TCAACTTATATCTATTGCATTTTGGCGTTTAATCCATAATACATACGTTTGATATATTACTAGACAATGTATTGCTATCTCAAGTACAATTCTAACCGTGCTATTCATAGACAGATACTGATTTGCATGAACTATAAGATTATAATTTGAATAAATGATGCGGAACATTCCCCAAATCGTAACCAAATAAATCATTATAGAATATATCTTACTTTTCTTACCCGAAACAAAATAAGCGAATGTTGCTACAGCACCAACTATATTCGGGATAATTAAAACAATCCACCATAAAACAATCTGAACATTTGAATTAATTACCATATTTCCAGTTCCAGTAATACAGGTCGCAGCAAAAAATGCAACAATTACGGCACCCATCCTTTTTGGTGATAGCATTCCTCGTATAGCATTAACAAAACCATACGCAAAGAAAAAAATCTGAATAAGCAATGCCAATACATTTATTACAATCGCTTGAATATCATTATAATCAATCATCTCTGATTGCAACGGGAATCTAATTATAATGTCCACAATAGTGATAAAAAATGAAATTACCACAAACGCATAAAGAGCTATCATTATGTTATTGACGCTTTTCTTTTCAATAACAGGGTTACGTTCTACTACTTTTTCCATTTCTTTTCCAGATAACAGGTCGTCAAGACTCACTTCCAGAATCTGCGATATTTTTTTAGTAGTAAGTAAATCAGGGTAACGATCCCCACATTCCCACCTTGATACCGCCTGTCTAGTTACATATAATTGCTCGGCAAGAGACTGTTGGGTCATTCCCTTTTCTTCTCTCGCTCTTCTTAGTTGTTCGCCAAATTCGACCATATTAAATCTACTCCTTTCATAATCAGTTCATCTGCAGATGTAACCTTAGTATCACAAATTACTAGAACAACTTCAAGCAACACCTCAATAACGCATGTCACCATTATGGTGCGGCCGCTAAAATCAAGCATTTATCCCATTTACAAATCTATCGTTAAGTAAATCGGGAGTTGTCGGCTTCCCCAAAAGATTCTTTCTAGCATGCATCTTCCTTCGCCCTTGATAAGAACTATCTCAACTTCACAACATCCATCCAAGCAACATTCCCATTACCACTGTTCCTACCGAAACGATTTGCCAAAACTTCAGTTCCCTTTTCGTACAGGCAACTTTGATATTCGTCTTTTTATTAATTCTGTTGATTTCTTCTCTACAATTTTGCTTTGCCATAAACGTCTTCTGTTGTCCTGATTGTGAATATCTTCTTCATACAGAAGATGGGAATAGATTTCTTTGTTGCAAACCGAATAAGTTTCACCACATTTCTAGACATTTCATCAAGATTTAAGGGTAAAGAAAAACCCCAGAACCGAAGTTCTGAGGTTTGTAATCTCTTTGAATTGTAATTCTCTTGCGAGATAATTATCTCTTTGATAACTTCAACCCTTTATTTTCGGGCATTTCTCAAGCATTTGTTAGTTACATGTATTTTACACATATTTTCCACAAACATTTCTTACTGTCTTACCTCATTACAGTTCTTCAATTTTCACATACTCTGATGCTCCGGACAAATAGATGTCGTCGATTGTTCTCACCATCGGTTTTCCGTCTACTTTGTGAATCTCTTTCACATAATATGCCTGCCCTTTCACAGCACGTCCGCAGATGTTCCCTGCGTCCCATGATGCTGAACGTCTCAAGTTCAATGACCCCTCACAAATTACAGTCACTTTCGTTTTCTTTTCCGGAACAATTACTTTTTCTGTGTCAAATTCTGACGCATTTTCTTTCTCCTCCTGCTGCCCCTCTTCATCGTCATGCTCGTCCTCTCCTCCTACGTTCGCAAGTGCCTCTGCCTCGTCTTTTGGAATTGTTCCCACCTTGTTTCCGTCTTCATCATATACATTCACAGTTCCATCCGGATTCTCTTCCAATGCTCCCTCCGGAACATCATCCGTCATCCCTGCGACAAGAACACCATTTTCATCCCACACGGAAATGTCTGCATCTCCTGCCTTTACTGCCTTTTCCCATGCTCTTTCCGCTCCGTCTTTTGTTTTGTATTCTTTGCATTCCTCTTTGTTGAGTTTAGTTCCTTTTCCAAGATAATATAACATGCTCTTATCCTCCTATTTTTTCAAATATTTCTCGCTTGCAAAACCTGTCTGCCCGTCATGTACGATATAAAGCCATTTTGTTCCGGAAACGCTTGTATAATACCCGTAGCACTGAACCTTTGTACCTTTCGGCATCTCTTCAAGAATTTTCTTTTTCGTTCCCGCTCCTGCTCTCAAGTTCAACGCTGATGCTGTCACCTCATATGTTCCCGCTAACGATTTGTTGAAACTTCTCGCAGCATCAACTTTCACTTTGCCTCCGGATGTCCCGTTGTTCTTTCCGTAATAAATGCTGTCAAGTTTCTCTTTTGATTTTTCTCCGAAATGCCCGTCAACAACTAAGCCGTTCGCCTTTTGGAACTTTTTGACTGCTGCCAGTGTATCATTTCCAAAACTTCCATCTGCTCCGCTGCTACCGCATGGATATCTGCACGCAATCAATTTTTTCTGCATATCCTTGACTTCTGCTCCGGTATCTCCTTTTGACAGATACCCTTTTGATGAACCGCCACCGGATGAACTTTCTCCGGATGATTTTGAACCATTTGTCAAATTCGTCGCTACATGTGCCGATTCATTGAGAATGATGTCACCCTCAAGCAAATACGCATCTGATGTCAGATATTTCCGTTCTGTTAATACCTCGAATCCTGCTGCCTTGAGACCCGCTTTCATGTTTCCGGTATACAAATAAATACTCACATTTTTCAACTTCTGCATATTTAATCTGTACCCGACTGCCTTGACAATAGCAGCAACTCCAGAGCTGCAATCCGCCTCACATGCAATCGTAATTCCCGCAGGGTCATACTCGCTCGCTTTTAAGTGTTCCCAGAACGTGTACCTCTGTGACTGGTCATATCCGACAAGATTGTTCTTTGCTGCTGCCCTTGCCATGTCTGCAATCATTTTCCGAACCTTTTCATCCGGATGTCGCAACACGCAATCCCACGGTCTGTTGTACCAACTTCTTACAGTCCACTCTCCGCCTGTTTGGTCTCCCGCTTTTCCTCCGCTGTATTTATTTCTTTCGTCGTGTCCGCAATTTGAAATACTCATTCTTATTCCTCCGTTTCTTCCTTATCCTCTGCCATATTCCCCATGATGTTCCGGTGTGTCCTTGATATTACATACATAAAAATCAAGGCAATAATCAAAATCGGAATCGTCCACCATAAAAGCGCACATCCAAAAGCAATCACTGCCCCGATGCACATTGTCGCAACTGTACCCGCTGCATTTTCTTGTGAATAATCGTCCGAACAATGTTCTCTCTCTTCATCCTCTGCTTTACATATGTACGCAAAGAATATCATCACTCCTATAAAAACAACCGATGCTCCGATTGCGTATATCAGACAAATTGTCCGGATGTTCTCAACGATAAATGCAATCACATCACTCACCGCCCTTTTTCTGCTTCTCCTATCACAAGTTCCTGCACTGCTTTGTTGCTCTCAAGCATCAAGCGCATCTGTTCAAGTGCGTCATCAACCATCATGCTGAACATTTCAAAGGAAATCATCTTTGCAAGCCAGTCAAACCTCTGCACAAACATGTCGTATACATATCTTAGTTTTAACTGTCCCGTCCCTGCTCCCAGTTCCTTTTCTGCTGTTGTTACCGCATACAAGAGCCATTCTTTGACCGTGTTCAACTGTTTCGTTGACGGCATTTTCACGAAAGAATAAATTGCATATCCGATTGAACCTCCCACTGCTATCATTGCCACGATAACAAACCAATTTTCTGTTATAAATTTCATCCTTGTACCTCCTCTGTGTACTCTTCCGGTTCGTCCTCGTTTTGTTTCTCTGATTTTCTATTTGCAACTGTTTTCACTGATTTGATGAGTGCCAATGCCCCACCCTCTACTGACAGAAACCGAAAAACATTTTCTATCAATATTGATGGTTCAGCACCTACTCGCACAAACACAACTATCATTACGACCGTAAAGATAAACGCTGCAAGAATCATCGAGATAACAACACGATTCATAAACTGACCGGAAACCTTGTTTTTTGCCTTTGCTGCACGCAGTTCCATTTTTTCAATCTTCCGATTTTTTCTCCTCCTGCGCTGTTCCTGTCTTGTTGTTCTCATTTTGTCCCTCCATCTGTGATGTTGATTCTTGCCTGTTCCGCCCTCCTGTTATTGTTCGGTACGCATTAACCCGTCAAGTCTCTTGTGGCATGATTTAACCGACTGCTCAACATTTGCAATTCGTTCCCGCAAATTCCCGATGTCTTCTCGGTTCTGTCTGCTTTCACGTTTGATGTCTTTTATATCATCCGCAATGTTTTCCAGTTTCATCATGACCATTGTGTCCTTTGTGACCTGTCCCTCTGTTTCCTCCGCAATGTCTTTCTTTTCGTTACGTCTCTTTGACGACATTCCGAAAAAAATTGCAAATGCCACGGAAATTCCAGACAGGAGCAGTGAAACCTCAATCGTCACACGCCCACTCCTTTCCGAACGGTAAATCAATGTCGTCAGTATCGCACAAACGCCTTGAGCCGTATTCGATGACATCCATTTCTCTGTCAATCACTTTTACCTGCTGTCGGAGTTCTGCTTTTACTGCCTCCTCGATTTTTGACCGCTCTATTATTGTTTGTTGCTTTTTCACGATTTCCGACAGATTATTCGTCACATCGCATAACCGTGATATTATTTCAAGCGTTGTCATTCTGCGTACTCCTCACCCGTGATATACGCATATTCTTCCGCTGAAATGCTTTTTTTCTCCACACGTTCCGCAATCTGCTCAATTGTGAGAGACCCTTTATCATATAACCTTTTTAAACTTTCAATAAGTGCTTTCATTAAATCAGACCCTCCTCAATTAACTGCATCGTGTATTCATCAATTACCACCTCTTTCTGAAACTGTGTTACTGATTCCACGATTCCCTCTGTCTTTTTCTCGACAATCTCCTGCATGAGTAACATCTGTTCATATTCTGCAACCGTCAATTCCTGTTCCTCATACTGCCATTCTTTTTCAACCCGTGCCTCTGATTCTCCCTCAACCTCTTTTTCTACCTGCTTTATATTTCTACGCAGATACACTGTTGACGGCGACGATGTCCGGTCTACTTCCTCCGGACGTTCCTCCTGTGACCCTGTCACAATTCTCCATTCTTTCACGTTTCTCATTCTCCTTTCTGCTATGCTTTGACACTATCCTCTTTAATTTCTTTATATTTATTTTTGGTTTGATGTACTCGGTGTAATAGTTGTATGTGTCTGTATGCTTGAACAATCCCATATACGACAACATCACAGATGCGTTATACCATGAAATTTTATCCTGCTTTGCAATGTGGTTCGCTTTTCGCCTTGCGCTCTCAATATTTGATTTCCGGATTGTTGTCCTGTCATGGTGAAATTGAAATCCCATAAAATCAAGCATACGCCCCTTTGTGACCTGCTTTCCGTTTTCATCAAGCAGTGATTTTCCATCTTTTATCACTGGATATTCAAACCGGAACACCTGCCAGTCATCTTTTATTTCAAGTTCAAGATTCTCATTCAGATACACCTCAATCGCTTTGTGCATTTTATGCAGTTTCTTCTTGCTCTTTCCCAGTATCACCATATCATCCATATATCGCATGTAATGCTCTGCATGAAGTTCCTCTTTGATGTAGTGGTCGAGTGCTTTCAAATAAAAGTTTCCGAACCATTGCGATGTAAAATATCCCAACGGAACGCCTTTTCGCATCTCCTCAATAATTACTTTCAGTTCCTCGAGCATCTCTCCTTTGATGCCGATTTCCCTCAATATTCCCAACGCTCCGGAGATGTCATCAAATGCTATGCATCCGACAAGCATTTTTGTCTGTTCAGCATTTATCTCAGCACCTGCATCCGTCAAAACCTTTGCGACGAGTGCTATTTTGTCATGTTCAATCAGTATGCAAAGCAATCTATAAAATCGTTTGTCCCGAATTACTCCCTTGAGTTTCCTCTTGAGGATTCTCCTGTCTATAGATTCAAAGAAATGGTGAACATCCATTTTTAGAACAAAGAACTTTTTCCCACCATAGGAATCAAGCCATTTCCTCATGTACTTCTTTCCGTAATGAACGCCCCTGTCCGGAATGCTCCCGCATGAAAATTCGTACAGTCCATTCATTACAATCTCTTTCAACTGACCGATAGCACAATGATGAACAACCTGCTCATATTTATAATGCGGTTTTAATATCCGGCGTGTTTTCTTGTTGCTGCTCTCATTTATAATACTCGGCTCATGATAGTCCGGAACAAACAACTCTTCTGCTAACATCCGTTTCAACAGTTCCACATGTTCGTCAAGGTTGTTCAATACCTCTTGCACATCATTTCTATTCTTTTTCTTTTTTGATGCTTTTATAAAACACTGTTTTATATAGTCGTCTTGCAACATCGGTTCATATAGGTTGTTGTAACTTCTCATATATTATTTTCTTATCTCCTATCGGTTTTTGTGCGGATGCTTACTCAACCGACCCTATATCCGGAATGATTTTCGCCTTGTGGCGTGGGATATAGGCTGCATTTGATTAAACGCTCCGATATGAGAAGAAATTGGACGCACCGATGTTCCAGTTCGCATTGCCCGCAGAATTGTTCAAATTCAAGTAATCCGCCCCGCAATTCGCACCATTGTTACAGTTACCGCCGACAAGGGCGACCGCAGGGAGCAAGGAACACCGCCCGACACCGCACCCCATATCCCGAATATTCTCTTTTCAAAACGACCGCCCGCCTACGGCGGGAATTGCGGAGGCGTTCCCCCTCCGTTCCTCCCCCTGCTGCTACGCAGCGATAGGCTGTTCTAAGAAAACGGACGCACCGACGGACCAGTTCGCATTGCCCGCAGAACTGTTCAAACGCAAGTAATCCGCCCCGCAATTCGCACCACGGCCACAGTTACCGCCGACAAGGGCGACCGCAGTTATTGAATCATTCCACCAAAAATAATCACATGTGTATGTGGAACTGCTACCCCCTACTGTTTTCGGCAATCGTCCGAATCGTCCCGACTTTGTCGCTTTCTGATAACCGCTGCTTGTTCCCGTGAATTTGATACCTACTTTTTCATATCCCTCTCCGGTCAAATTATACGGCGGTGTCAATTTTGCAAGAATCTCTCCGCCTTTCATCAACAATCCGTTGATTCTGTCCCAACGATTCCCCCACCATTTTTCAATGAAGAACACTTTTACTTCATGCGTGGTGTCGTTATATCCAAAAAACTGTCCTTTGTCTTTTAACGTACCTGTGTCAAGATGCCCGTAATTCTTTGATGCATCGTCCACATATCCGGATGTTTGTCCTTGTCCGAATGCTGCCTGTGAATTGTCCGTCTTTGACATGAGTTTCAACAAACAATTCAGCAGGTTTCTTTTGCTCCATGAGCCTATGTTCCATCCTGCCCCGTTTGCTTTTGCCCTTGCGATTTCTGTCGCTGCACTCGTTGTATGCATGACTTTCTGTCCTGCCAATGACCGCAGACGTGTTCCATCATATGAGCCTCCGAACATCGGAAAATACAGTTTGTTTCCGTGTGAGCCATCCTCCCTCACATATGCGTCATCATTGAATGATTCATCATACTGTGCATTTGAAATGACGATATACTCATAATTTCCTATCTCATATTGTGACAGCCATATTTTTCCTTTGTCTCCACTTCCATCAAATACAGACATTGCATTTCCTCCGTATGCCGTGTTTGAGACATCAGATGCCGTTTCCCCATCCTCTTTCTTTGTATGGTCGTTCTGGTCAAGTTTATAGTCCTCCGTTCCGTCGTATCTAACCATTGCCGGATAATTGTTTTTTACAAAAAACACATCTCCCCAGTCTCCGAAATCGAATACACCGGATGTGAAATTCATAGCAGCGGGTGTCATCCCAACTGCATCAAAGAGATATGTGCATCTCGTTGTCGGATTGCTGTCCGCCTTGTTGATTTTCATTCCATATCTCACAATATTTTTTACTCTGACATCTTCCTCGACTGCTGCCAGTATTGCATTTGTATTCGCATGTGTGCGGTCGAGAGTTTCTTTGTCTGCTACCTTTACAATTAAATCTCCGCTTGCCATTTTTAAGCCTCCCTTATCGTCAAAATTCCGTCTTCAACGGACAACACGCAGCTTTTCTTTGTGACGGTATCAATCATCGTATTGAGACCATCCACGATTCCCTCACATGCTTTCGCTGCTGCATCTGCCTCTTTTGCTGCTCCGTTCGCCTTTGTTGCTGCACCGTTTGCCTTGTTCGCTGCCTCCGTCATATTCTTGCTGAATTCATTCACGCTGTTCATATATCCCTGCGTGAGTTCCAGTATTTCCTCATAACGTGCATTGTTCACGATAATCGGCAAGTCGAAAAATTTATTTTTACCATCTCCCTGTCTGATTAGTGCGTGACCGTCCTTGTCGATTTCCACTCCGATTTCTCTTTCTTTCAAAATCAGTGTGTCCTTAACCGCTTGCCAGTCCGCCGTTGTTCCGGTGCATGGTCTGATTGCTGCCATTTCAATCCTCCTTTGCTCCGTGATTTTGAAATATATCACAAAATCATCGGATTGTGTTCATTTCTGTTTTTCTTTCCAGTATCATGGAATTATGCTACAAGCAGTCGTGACATCGGTGTTCCTCCGTCGAAATCAACACCCTCGTTCGCTCCTCGAACCTGTGGTGTCGCTCCATCAATGAAAATCGGTGTGACCGTTCTCAAATATGGTGTTTCCCCATCACAGTCAAGGTACATGCTTGAATATAATGCCTCTGCACGTTCCAGATATTTCCTCACGCTTTCAAGAATCTTCTCTGATTCAGAAAGTAAAGAATTCTTTATCGTCTCCTCGATTTCTTCTTTGTCCTGTTGAACCTGTTCCTTTGCGCTTTCGACACTCTGCTGCATCTTCGACACTTCCTGCCGGATTTGCGTTGCCGTGTTCAAAGTCGCCTCAAGTTGCTCTTGATTCTGTAATGCATCCTCGGCTCTATCTGTTACCTCTTTACATTCCTTTGTTGCTTTATTCGATGCGTCCGTTGCATCATTTGCATTCTTAACCGCATTTGATGTGTCCTGCTGCCTCTGTTGTTCCTGTTGGATTCGGGTGTTTTCATTTTCCCGTCGTTCATCCTCTGCTTTCACCCTTTTATTTTCCGCAGTAACTCTCGAATTTTCAGCTTTTACCCTGTCCGCTTCCGATTTCTTGATTGCCTCGTTCGTGTCATCAATATCTTTAATATGTCCTGCGATTCTGTCCTCTAATTCTGTGAATTCATTGGATGACAAAATCGCATTGTCATCTCTCATTGATTCCTCGATTTCAATCGTGAACGATACAGACGTGATGACCTGTGTGTTATCACTAGAACGGATTTCAACATCACAATATGCCGTTCCTGCTGCTGCAAGTGCTTGATTCGTCAGTTCTATGGTGACATCCGAACCGGAATATATACATTTGTTATATACATGCTTTCCGTCCGGCTTTTTGATATTTACAACCGCCCTTGCCCCTTGCGGGATTGTATATTGTTCCCCGTGATTCAAAAGCCTTGCAACAATGAGCCGTGTTGCTTTATCTCCCTGCTTTGCCGACACCAAAAATCTCCTTGTGTCTCCGGACATCTCAAGATTTATATTCGTTGTCAGTTTTGTCAGTGCTGCCATATCCTCTCACCTCCTCCCTGCGGTTCATCGCTATTTCTCCGGATTCTCCTGCTCCCCCTCTTCCTACTGCTCCGGTTCGCTTTTCAAAACCTTTTTCGCCTCTTTTTTTGCTTTTTCAAGTTCCTCATTTTTTTCTCTTACCAAAGCATTCGTCGCATTTATCAATTCAATTTTTTCCTCTCCCCGAATATCTGCCAATACGGAGGAAAGAACTCCGTCTACGATGCAAGCCGGAAAATTGTATTCCCTCCGAATCTTCTCAAGTGCATTCAATATTTCCCCTTTTGCACATTCAATTTTTACTGCAATCGGCATCTCCATTTTTTATACACTCCTTTCTGAAAGTAATACGTCAAGTTTCTTGTCTATACTTTTCAACAATTCAAGTTCTGTCGGCTCTCTTGCTGTCATTACTGCCATTCTTTTCTCGCTTTCCATTTTTGTTCCTTGCCTCAAATCCTGCTGTCCCTCCGGAGTTTCAAGAATCATTTCTTTTTCCTCCGGCTCTTTTTCTTCTGACATTAGATTTTCTGTCTCTGCTCTCATTTCTTCCTCCTGCTATTGTGTGTAATATGTCAAATCTGTCAAAATTCCGTTTGTAAATTCCATTCGTCCGTTTTTCCCCCATCTTGCAACCGTTCCATCTGAATTCATTTCTAGCACTTGAACATAATTGATTGTTTGTGTGATTCCTCCGCCTTCCCATGATACATTTTTTATCTTGTTCCAGTGCATATCTATATCACATCCCAAATGAATCCCGTATGTGTCATAAATGCTGTTCTCCCTCGAAAATGTCAGCATTGTTGTATATGTTGTTGCTCCCTCTGTTTTTTCTTGTGCGAACGTCATATACTTTCCATTGTATTCCAAATCAAATACAAGACCCTTGTGAGCGTTGTTTCCACTCCACTGATTTGTTCCTATTTTTCCGATATAATACCCATCACGATAAAAATGCTCTCCGGAGTAATTGAAAACAGCTCTTTTTTTACTCTGCTCCACCGACCCGTCATATACGGATATACCTCCATTTTCGAACTGGATGTAGTTGCTGTTGTTATTCCATGCAACTCTCACATAATAGGCGTTTTGAGAAATTTTTGTCCCGAATTCGGAATTATTTACTTTTTTATTGACTTCTGTTGTGATTGCATCTGTTTTCACCTTAATCGCTGCATTCATTTCCGTTGTTGTTGGGTATTTCTCCAACTTTTCCGAAATACCAATTTCAACCCCATCTATCGCTAAATCAATAAAAGACTTTGTTTCCTTTGTTGTGGAATAGTCTGACATGGCAGCTTTCGTCTGATATATCTGCGACACTTCCAGTTCAATCTCGCCTTTTGAAATATTTATCAACGCATCCGTTTCCGTCTTGTCGTAGTAACTTTCAAGGGTGTGCATAACCCCCAACTCAACCTCTTCTTTTGATGCTGTGATTTTCGTTTCCATTTCCTCTGTTGTCGAATAATTCTCAAGCACCTTTTTCGTTGTCCTATTAGAGATGGAAATTGCCTCTTCTTGCGCTGATTTTGTCTCCTCCTGCTGAATCTGTGCGAATGTTTTTCTTGCATTCGATATTTCAGCCGTGTTCTTTTTCGGTGTCTCCGGATATTCAACAATTTTCACAATACGCTGTTTTTCTTTTGTCCGCATTGTCTTCGACACAAGCGTCACCACGTCTCCGATTCCGAACGATAGAATCTCTCTGTGCTTTTCGCTTGCTTTTGCAAGGTCTGCAATCTCTGCCGTAAACGCTTTATACGGTCTTGATGCCTCCTCAAGTTTTGCAGTCGCATCCTCAATCAAACTCGTTGTGTTTGTGTATCTTTCATCTTTCCATGTGAATGCCTTTATCTTGTTGCTGTACTGAAAATTATCAATATAGTCGTGTCCCAGTAACCACTCCGGCGTTATACCGTCTTTTCCTATCGGATATATTCTTGTATAGAATTCATAGGTGTCTGATTTTGGTGTCAATTTCCGGAGATTCAATCCCTCAATAAAATAACATCCTTTGTCACTTCCCACCTGTTCATAAATGTCGATAGCCTTATTCAAGGAATCAATCACGCATTCACAACGATATGTTGACAAGCACTTTTGCAATACATCCCATGCAGTAACACTCCCCTCTTCATTGATGGTTCTCTTCTTTGTCACCGCACAAGTTCTGACAGTCCATCCCGTTCCCTCAAATGCAAATTCAAGACATGCTCTGATTGTCTGCTCCTGCGATTCAAAACCATACGGAAACGGCATTCCCTCCAATTCTTCCACATTCAGAACTGCTGTGTACTTGTTGAACTTCTCGCCTTTTTCAACCGCTTTCAATACAAATTCATCAGTCTTCGTTCTGATGTAATATTCCTCTTTCAATAGGTCTGCGATTTTCCCATTTGCAGGATATTCAAATGAAAGTTCCTTGTCTCCGCTGTCAAGCGTTGTTGTGATTGCTCTGTTTTTGAATCCAAACACAAGACCGATTCGTTTCTTTTCATCATTAAAAATCTGCAAGTCCTCACACCTCCTAAATCCACATCGGCGTGTACCGGACTGTTATTTTTGCCTTTGTGTCTGAAAATGTCAGTGCGGTCTCTCCGGCTTTCAATTTTGGAAATTCCCACAAGTCAACATTCTCAAATGCATTCTTTCCGTCCATTGTCACAAGACCGTCTTTTCCATCAATCACAACCGTCTTTCCTGCTTCCAGTTTTTCGACTATGATTTCATCCTGTCCGAATCCTGTGATTCTGTAATTATTCAACGCACTCTTTGCATACACTTCCAAAATGCACGGTGTTTCCCTCGTTCCTACCATGTAAAAGGATTCTTTTGTTTTTCCGTCAAATATAATTTCAAGTTCCTCATCATAAAAGAAACCATCAAATTCAAGATTCAAAATGTATCTGTCTTTCACTCTCATCTTTTCATAATCACTTTTCGTCATGAATCCTCTGTATTTTCCTTTGTACCCGTCAAGTTCCAAATCACACGACTTCGTGAAATTCGCCATGAATTCCGATGCCATTCTGATGATTCTGTTCCGGTCTTTTCCTTTGAAGTATACGGATATTTTCACATGTCCCATTTCCACCAATGTCTCAAACTCTGTCGGCAACGCTGCACCCGTTATCCATTCATAATTTACAGAAATCGAGGGAGGCTGCACATCGACTGTCAACTGTTTTGCATCATATTTTCTGATGTCAACATTGTTCACTTTCATCTCCTTGTACTACCTCCCTTTTCTTCTATCTTCTACCAATTTATCATCCACTCTTGAAACAGTTCTGCTTGCAACCTCTTCTCCGTCGATGTATGTATGGTTTTCTATATGAATATTTTGCATCCTCTGCACGCTTTGGAGTTTCTTATCAAGTATACTGTTTAATCTTGTGTAGAACGGTGCAAGTGGTAATATTGCCTCTCCTCCGGTCTCCCGTTCTCCTCCTGCAAGGAAGTTATTCCCACTCATTCCGAAAATCATCGGTGATGTCATGATTGCTCCGGTTTTGTACCATTCAATCCCGAAATGCGGTACTTGCGGAGGGTTCAAACTAAATTTTCCGCTTATATACGGATGTGGCATTTTCAAATGTGGCAGTGACCATGAAAAATTGAAAAATCCTTTTATTCTGTTAATCGCTCCCGATACAACGGATTTTGCTCCCTCCATCTTTGAGGAGAATGCTGATTTTATGCCCTCCATAACTGACGACACTGTCGATTTTGCAGCGTTCAGTTTTGAAGAAAATGCCGATTTTATGCTGTCAAGTTTTCCTCCGGTCAATGTATTCGCTGCTGACATGAGTGAATTCATGGTGTCTCTTACACCTGTGAACGATGCGGAAACAATCCCCTTGATTCCTCCTCCTGCGCTCGAATACGCTGATTTCATATTGTTCAGCTTTGTTGAAATATTCTGTTTCGCTGTCTCCATGAGATTCGTTGCCGTATTTTTGATATTCGTAAAATTCGACGACCACGTTGTTTTTATCTCATTGACTTTTGTACTGAATCCCTGTTTTAACTCCGACAGCTTTGTGTTTGCATTTGTTTTCCACTCCTGCATCTTCGTTGTGATGGTCGTTTTCATGTTCTCCCATCCGGTCGATACATTCGTTTTTATCTCCGAAACTTTCGTTTGAAAATTTGTTTTCATTTCCGTCAGTTTCATTGATGTGTTGGTAGACCATTCTGTCATCTTTGTTGTGACAGTCGTTTTCATGTTCTCCCAACCTTGTGACACATTTGTTTTTATTTCTGTAATTTTCCCGGAAAACTTCGTCGCAATCTCTGTCAACTTTCCTCCGGTCAAATTGTCAACAAAAGTGAATCCGGCTGTGTAATAGCCTTTGATTCCCTCCCATCCCGCAGCAACAACACCTTTGATTCCGCCTCCGTTTTCTTCGTATGCGGTTTTCATATTTCCCAGTTTTTGTTTTGCAGTGTCAACCGCTGCTGTCATGACATTGTGGACTGTATCTTTTACTCCGTCGAACACTGTTGTTGCAGCTTGTCCGATTGTGCTATTTGCTATCGAATCACCTATCTCTTTTATTTTCCCAGTGACCGCCTCTTTCGCTTTTGTAAATGCTCCGGTTATAGTCTCCTTGATGCTGTTGAAAGTTTCTGTTACTTTCCCCCAAAGTTCCGTCGCCTTTGCTTTTACTGTGTCCCAGTTTTTATATAATGAGACACCCGCTGCAATCAGTCCTCCTATGAGTGTTACAATCAGAATAATCGGACACAGATTCATTGCAGCATTCAAAGCTGTCTGTGCCACTGTCATTCCTCCTGTTGTTGCCGTCGCTGCCGTTGTCGCTGCTGCGTGTGCCGTGGTTGCTGCCGTTCCTGCTGCGTCTGCTGCCGTTCCTGCTGCCGTTGCTGCTGTTTTCGCTGCAATCTTACCGACAATGGATGTGACCCATGTTCCAAATGTTTTCCCTGCTTTTACGGTGTCTGAAACTCCTTTTGTCACTTTCCCGAATCCGACTGCCATCGGACCCACCGCAGCGACAACCGCTCCGATTTTAATGACGTTTTGTGCTGTTTCCGAATCCATGCTTTTCAACGCCGTTGTCACCTGTCCGATGACTTCCTTGACCGTTGGCATGACATCCTTTCCCAGTCGCAAAAGTTCATTTCCCAGTGGCAAGAGTGATGTCTGCAATTCTCTGAACTGACTTTTTACCTCTGTTGAGAATGAATTGTTGATTTGTTCCCCTGCTCTTGCGGTTGCGCCCTCTACATTCTCAAGACCGCCCTGCACATCTGCAAGTGACAATACAACATCCTTTCCCAAATCCTCCCACATCGTTCCGAACAACTCTACGCCCGCAGCATTTTGAGCGATAGGGTCATCCATATTATTGAGCGCAACAAGAGTTTCGTGAAATGCCTGTGATGCCGTTTCTCCTCCTGCTGCGAATTTCTTTGCCATTTCATCCGCATTCAGACCGATTCTCTGAAATCCGGCAACCGTTGTGTCCGAACCGTCAACCGCTCTGATGCTGAACTCTTTCATCGCATCTCCGACTTTGTCGAGATTGAATGCTCCGTTCTGCGCTCCTTGTATCAAGTACGCCATTGCCGTCTCTGCATCCATTCCCAACTCTTTGAACTTAGGTGAATATTCTCTCATTGTGTCAAGCAGTTCCCCGCTATAATTCGCACCATTCTGAAACCCTACTGTCAGAATATCCATTCCCTCACTGATGTCCTCAATGATTCCATTGTTCATCATTGTCGTGAGTGTCTTTGCAAGTTCTTCATTTTCCGTCTCGAACAAATCAGACATCGTCATCATCTGTTCTGCAATTGCCTGTTGCTGTTCTACCGACATATCTTTTGCACCTTTGATATTCTGAATCAAAGATACGACTGCACCTTTGCAGTCCTCAAGACTTTCACCGAATCCATTTGTGTAAAGATTCTGTGCAACCGTTTTCAGATTTTCCGTTTCCTCTGCGGTCAATCCTAACTGTCCCTGCATAGACATGAGACTATTTTCTGTATCAAGTGCGTTTTTTCCAACTGCTCCTCCGAATGCAGTTATCCCTCCGGACACAATAGACATTTTCTTTCCGAAATTCTCCATTTTTTCTCCGGCGGTATCACACGCCTTTGTAAATACATCAAATTTATGGTTTTTCAACTCATTGTTGACATTCTCTAACTCTGATTCCATCTCCATGAGTTTAACTTTATTTGAATTTACATTTGCAGTCTGTTTTGACAGTGCTGTCTCTGTTCTTCCGATTGCCGTCTCATTTGCTTTGAATTGCTGCTCTAATTTATCGAGTTCCGCTTTTAAAGCCTTTGACTGCTCTGAATTCTTTCCCGTCTCCTCTGACGATTGCTGATAAGCTGATTTTGTTTCATCTATTTTTCTTTTTAATTCATCATGCTTTGTTGACTGCTGCGCTAACTTCGTCGTTAGCTTTTCCTGCTGTTCCTCACACATTTTCACAATATCCTTTTGCACTGTGATTTTCTGCGTGAGCGATTCTGCTTTCGCTTTGAGGCTATCTGTTGCTGAACCGAACAACTTTGCTTTTGTTGCTGCGACAGAATATTCACTTGACAGCACTTTCATTTGTTTCGCTGCCGATTTCATTTGTGACTGGTAATCACTTGAATTTGCCGATATTTTGACGCTTGTATAAGCCATTCGGTTTCCTCCTCTCCTACTGATTTTCGTTGATTGTATCTAATTCAAATTTTAAATAATTCAACAATGACACGATGTCCTCTTTCATGCACTGACTGTATGAATTTTTCAAAAGTCTTATCGCTATTTTTACAACACGGTCAATGATTTCCCCGCATACTTTCCACTGATTTTCCTCCTGTGGTTCATCCTCATATCCATTTTCAATGTCATATTCGTCGAATGCAGACTTTTCTCTTTCCACATTTTCAACTTCGATGATATTCAACAGTCTTTCCGCAATAATATTTTGCATAGTAAAGTGAATCTTTTTCACTGCTGTTAGGAACTCAACCGCCTCACATCTTCCCAAATGCGAAAACGGTATTTGTCCCCCGAATAATTCCTGCACAATTTTCTTGTTGAAAAACATGACATCTCTGAACTTTTCTGTCGTGTTCTTCTCCATGATACTGACATACTTTTTGTACTGCTCCACATTCACAGAATTCAGAAAAAACTCTTTCCCGTCGCAAGTGATTTCTATATCCGGCATCACTTGCCACTCTGAAAATTTTTCTCCATTTTCTCCATTCTTCTTTCAAGTTCTTCAGCGACACCCACGTCTATAAACTGAAACTCCATGATGATTCCTGCTGCATCCAGTCCTTTTTCTGCATCTTTCAAATCTTCTACTGTGAACTGATTTCCGTATGCTTTGCAAGTGAATAGCATCATCGCCTCAATATCCTGTTTTGTGTACCTCGGCTTTCCGTCAATCTTCTCTGACAGTTCCAAATATTCCATGTATGTGTCTACCGACATTTTCGGCATCGTGTACTCTTTGTTATTTAAAATAATCTTTCGTTTCATTGAATTCTCCTCCTGTTATATCTTTCTCTTTTATCCTGCTGCTCCGTTTTTTTCCTGTACCTTACTAAACCAATCTTCAATTGCTTTTTTGGCGTTTGTATCCTCGCTTATGAGATTTGATTCGTCTACAGACAGTTCATATGCATTGTCCATGTTTCGCTCGTAGAATGTGCCCTTGATGCTCTTTGTTGTCGGCGATATTTTACCTTCTCTTGTATTAGCCTCTTCACTGATTCCCTCTGCGAATTTTCCCGCATATAACCAAATGAACTCATATTTCCCATTCAGTTTTCTTTCCCTCCATCCGATAGCGACTTCTGGTGCTCTGTCGTCGGATGTTTTTACAAGAAAACCATTCTCATATAACTGTCCGAATGCAATGGCTCTGTCCTGCGGTGCAAGTGCATTGATTTCCAGTTCAACCTCCGTTCCCTCGTATGATGTAATTACCTCTTCTGTTCCGTCGTCAGAATAAATCTTTTCAGATGACCACTTGTCATCACGTTTCATTTTGATAGCTCTTGCCAGTTTTACGGGTTTTTCTGTTGCATATCCCGCCTGCGTGTTCTGTGTGATTTTTGCGATATAAAAATCTCTACAACCACATGTTCTACTTCTTACAATTTCCCTTGTTGTTTCTTCCATTTCTATTCCTCCGTTTCATAGAATTTTGAAAACCTCTGTGCTTTCATATAGATTCCATCCTCCGGCTGCGAATCATCTCCGTTTCTGCCCTCGAACGAAAATCCGTTTTGTTTCATGAGTGATTTGATTTCCCTTGCCAGTTCTACCTCGTCCGCTCTCGAAAATATGGTGACCTGCACTGACAGCGTCACTCCCTCCGCATCATCATCCGAGAAATTATCGTCGCTCTCTCCTAAATCCCACAAAGTCACATGACACTCCTTGATGTTTTTGTCATACCACCCTTGCATCACTGTGATTCCTCTGTTGCTTACTGGTTCAAGTGTATTTGATGCGTCTTTTATGATGTCCGGACTGCTGTTCATGCCTTTTCACCTCACTTGAATGTTCTGTTTAAATACTCTTGATATTCCTGCTCTGCAATTCTTTGCAGTTCTCCGTCTGCCTCTCGTCCGGTTGCGTAAATAAATTCTTGAGGCGGTCTGTAAATAGTTCCCCAATTTATGAATTTCACATAAAAGTGTTCGCTATTATCCGACTTTTCCCATCCCACATCTGCGGATGCACCCGCTCCTTTCATCTTTACTTTTCCCACCGGAACACTGTCCGCTGCATGTGCTGTGACTGATGATTTTGTTCCGAATCCTCGTCCGCTCATTTTCAAATCTGATGACCTCGGCACTTTTCCGGACATAATTTTTTTCACAATCGGCTGTCCTTTTTCTACAATCTTTTTGTTTACCGCCTTTATATCATCATCACTTGCAGCATCTTCAAACGCTTTCAAAAGTTCTTTCAATCCCTCGAATTCCATGTTGATTCTCACCGTATCACCTCCCGTGTCACATTCTGACACTACGCTCCCGCACGACATTTCAACGAAACTTTTCTGTCGTCTGTGAACTTCGGTGATGCATCATAAATCTTGTACTCAACATCTTTATAGATTGCATAGAACTCTTTCAGATTCAGTCTGATTTCTTCCATCTTTTTGCAATTTCTCACCTCAAAAACAATCGTGTTCTCAAGTCCTGTTTGCAATGCCGTGTATCTCTCGTTTGTTCCCAAACTTTTCACATCGCACCAACATTCATAGAATTTTTCTGACTGCTCTTGCTTTCTTCCGTCTTTCACGGACGTTTGCTTTCTGATTATCTTTACTCGTCCGGTCATAACACACCGCCTCCATACTTTTCATTCAGCAGCATTGAGGAAATTGCATTCGTCAGACTTTCTTTATCTTTCTGATACTTTTCACGGTTGTCGTATAACTCTTTTGTGAATGAGTACACAAGCAGTCTTTGCCGGAACGTCAGATTGTACGGGTCGAACTTTGGAATCAGTCCCGCCAATTCCTCCAATGTTGCCTCCATCATTTCCTCTGCGATGTCTTTGTCATCGTCATAGTCAATGTGATTGTATTTCATACACTTCTCAAGCAATTCTTCTTTATATTTCTTCTTTTCCTCTTCCGTCATTTCCCTACCTGCTTTCATTCAGCAGGGCGGTCAACCGCCCCGCCTCTTTTTCTTAACCGTTCACCATCTCTGTGATTTGACCTTTTACAACTGCGTCCACATCGACAGGCTGCACGTCGAATCTGTCACGCACTTTCAGTCCAGTCAAATCCTTTTCCCAAAGACCTGCGCCTTTGTCATTCATGTCGATTGTCATGACATTTCTGTCAAAGAGTGTGATTGCCTCCTTCAAATCACCGCAGAATACCGGATGTTTATAACCGTCAATCGTATGCCCGTCACTATTCATGATTTTCTCGGACGCAAGTGTTTTCTTTGACAGTTTAATGATTGGATATTCACCGAAAAGCAGTTTCCCTTTTGTTTTCTGCGTAGGGTCTTTCTGTAAAATATAATTTCCGTCGTTGTCTTTCAGCTTATCAAGATAGTTGAAACCGCTCTGATTTGTTACGACAATAGAAGTCGCAGCAATCGCAGGGTCGAGTGTCTCATTGAAAATGTCTTTGAGACTGTCAATGTTTGACACAACAACTTCTTTTCCTTTTGTCATATCATTCAGCACTTTCAGAATCATCATGTTTCTTGTCGCCTTTGTCTTTTTCGCAATCCACTTGTTTATATACGCCATGATATTCTGTGCTGTGTCTTCAAGAAGTTCGGCTGTCATTTTGAGGATTCCGCCTTTTTTCTTGATTGCATATTTCACCGCTTTAAACTTCGGCTCGTCCATATCCGGAAAATCCGCCTCCTCATCCACGTTATCAAACGGTGTTGATTCCGCATCCACTTCAACGTTTCTTGTCCCGTTCTTTGTAGTCACGCCCTCTGTGTTGACGTACTGTTCAAGATTATCTTCGGAACGACGCAGTTCAATAATTTCCGTTCTGATATCCTCCGGAATTGTTACGCCGATTCCCATTTCTTCCTCGTCGCCCGGTGTTGTATCTGTTGTCAATGCATCTCTGTACACCCTTACATCTTCCTCATCCGGCTCTCTATGGAAGAATCCTGCTTTGATGATATTTACAAAGGATTTCACGAGATTCTTTTTGTCGTTCTTTCCCCTGTCAAGAATCTTCGCTTTTCCTGTTGCCATTTTATCCTCAATATCCTCTCTGTCTTCCTCGTCCAAATCAAAGAGCAAGTCGAATTTTTCCTGTAATGTCTTTAATTCATCCTTTGCAACTCTCGCTTTGTCGAGTTTTCCATCTGCGACAAGGCTTTTCACCTCATTCTTTTTGTCGTTGATTGCTTTCAACATCTTCTGCATTTCTTTGTTCATGTCTTTTTTCTCCTCTCTAAAATCCATACAAGTCTAAATCCTCAAGAATCGCCTGCTTTTCTGCCTCGATTCTCTCCTTTTCACGGTTCTGCATCTCTGCAATCACCGCATCTACAATGTCTTTTGTTTCTGTATTTCTTAACTGCTCCGGAACATTTTCATACTTGTCGAAAAAGTCCGATGCGACGCTTGCTGCAACTGCTGCCTTTTCTTCAATCTCAACATTGAAATACTGTGCCAGTTCTTCACCGCTGAACCACTTTTCTTTTGCCATGAATCCCTTGATTTTTTCACGTGTCACACCTGCTTTCAAATGTTCCTCATACACATCAAGAATTGATTCCTCGCACAAATCAAGCTGCTTGATAACTTCTTTGAAATCGTCAGCATTTCCCCACGCCATACAAAGAGGCTTGTGAATCATAGCTTGCGCTCCTGTTGCGAAATGAAGTTCGTCACATGCAAACATGATGACCGATGCGATTGACGCTGCCATTCCGTCCACATATCCGACTTTGTGTCCTCCGTACCGCTTTAACTGGTTATAGATTGCCAGCCCTGCGAACACATCTCCTCCACCGCTGTTGAAATAAATGTCAATTTCCTCATAACCATCTAACTGGTTCAAGAAATCTGCGATGTCCTGCGGACATTTATCCTCCTCATACCACATTGACATCCACGTCGCTGAAACAATGTCTCCGTAGAAATAAAGTGAACACCTGCTTTCCTCTTCGCTTGTGTCAAAATCCAAATATCCAACATTTTCGATTCTGCCTGTTCTTTTGTTCTGTTTTGTGAAATTAAATCGTTTCGGCATCTCTTACTCACCTCCTCCCAACATATCCTCGTCCTCCACCTCGTCGGTTTCGTCCGGTTCATTTTCGTCCGGATTTTCTGTTTCCGGCTCTTCCAACTCTTCCGGCTGCTCCAGATTCTCGCTCTCTTCTTTCTCGATTTTACCGCCTTTCAAATATGCTGCACCTGCCATCGTCAGCGGAACGACATTTCCGTTTGCAAGAATAACGTCTCCGCCCTCCGCATCCGGCATGTCGAGTTTTCGTCTCGCCTCATTCGCTTTCAATATTGACCCTGCAACTCCGTCTTTCAAATACTGCATCTGTGTCTTTGAATCTGTACGGAACAATACTTTTTCGTTGAATTTATAATAAAATCCGTCATCCTGTTCCTCTTCTGCCAGTAATTTATAGTTGATTTCCTCCTCATACTGCTTGATGACATACAGTTCTGTGTCAACATAAAATGACAACTGCTGCAATTCACTATTTGCATAGGACGATTTTGAATAATCGTTTATCTGATTCGGTTTCACTCCGAACGCTGCTGCAATCTGCAAGGCAGTGTATTTTTTCAATTCAAAGAACTGTGAATCAGATAATTTAATGTCTAGCGGTGTGAGTTTCATTCCTAAAGGAACAGGAATGATTTTTCCTGTGTTTCTCGCCCCACTCCCGAATTCTTCAAACGATTTTATCAATGCAGTTTTCGCCGTTTCATTCAATTCTCCCGTATACTCAAGCGTTGCTTTTGCTGTCAATCCGCTTTCATACAAACTATTCATATATGATTGTGATGCCGATGCTCCGGAGATAGTATCTTTCAAAATCTGTTGAACCGGTAACCCTGTCACCCCGTCGAAACTGAAAGATGTTTTAAAATGCATCACCTCGTCTGTATTGAAAACGTATTGTCTTCCGGATGTCGGGTCTGTGTATACATACCACAGTCGCCCCGAACCTGCGAATATACCTGCATCATCTACCACCACCGTTACACAATTCGATTGCATCACCCATAAATCAAGTACCCGAATTTCTCCTCCGTACTTTTTGCGGACAAACTTCTTTCTCACATATACATAAGCGTTTCCGTAGTGATTGCGGTTCATTTCCACGGTGTTCCAAAATACTGTCGGTGTCATGAACGGATTCGGTCTTTTTGTCAGCAGTTTTGACGTTGCTGTCTGCTCTGCCTCCATGATTCCCTTGTCCGTTTTCTGATAATATTTAATCGGCATTTTTGCAAGAGTTTCAGACAGCATCTTTAGACATGTGAAATATGTCACCTCTGATGTTGTCTTTCTTCTCCTCCTCAATCCCATACTTTCAAGAAACGACGGTGAATTGAGTGTCATTACTCCTCCGGATAATGATGCAGTGTCCTCTATTTCTTGTGGTTCACCGCCTCTCCACCAATTCATCAATTTATCTGCAAATCTTTTCAATGGATTCATTCTTTCTCACCGCCTTTCCCCATGTATTTCTCATACAATTCAAGCCATTCATTTGCAACCTCGTTTGTGTCCGGCTTATATTCTTCTTTCATTGCTGCTTTCCATGCGTCGATAATAGCGTCTATCGGGTCGATTCTGTCCTCGTCTACCGCTTTATCAATCTTTATTTCCCCGTAACTGTTTGATATGGTTTTCGCATTTGCAATAGACCATGTCAGCAATTCATCAAATGGAATTACTTTCTTTTTGCTTGTACCTACTTCAACGCCCTCGATTTCTACATTCCCCGCTCTAACCTCAAGTCGAAAGTCAACCGTTGCGTCATTCAGTTCTTTCGCCGTCTGTGTAATTGATACGGAATCAAATCCCAACGCCTCCAAATCCGACAAGAACGCTGATGCATTGTGCGGGTCATAACAAATCAATTGCGGTTTTAATTCAAACTTTTCAATCAAGTCCTCAAGATATTTGATGATGTATTTATAATCTGTCTTGATTCCTCCCAGTGTTTCCGTTACTGTGACAAGACCCTTTTCAATCCACACATCATAGGGAACTTTATCCGTCTTTATATGTTCGTCAACCCTGCTCGCAGGTATGAACGAATGTGTATGCACAAAGTATTTTTTCACATCATCTACCACATACGGGATGACGATTGCGATTGATGTCAAGTCTCCTCCAGATGACAAGTCAACGCCGACATAACATTTGCATCCTCTGAAATCCTTGAGCGTTTTCAAAACTGCGCATCTCTTCCAGTCCTTAATATCCTTGATATACATGGAATTCGACCACTGCATCCACATATTCAACTGCTTAACAAGGAAGTCTCTCAAGTCTTCCCCGCCCATATCACGGGCAGTGTTTGCAATCGGCACAAGGTTCTCAAGCGCATCCGCATCAAACTCAAGAATCGGATTCGCTTTCACCCAGTTCTCTTTTTTATAAAGGTCATCTCCCTCGTCAAGCTGTGCAATGTATACGAACTGACTGTCGTTTTCAAATACTCCTTTCAAGAGATTGCAGCAATATTCGTATAACTTATAGCAAGGTGATTTCAAATCAAATCCCGCTGTTGTGATGACCGAAATCAATGCAGATTTTAATTTCTTGATACCGCCCTCAAGCAACTTATACATCTGATTTGTCTTGTGTGCATGGTACTCGTCAACAATTCCCAAATATGCACGGTGTCCGTCAAGTGATTTTGTATCACCGGACAACGCTTTGATTTCAGAATGTGTCAAAAGACAATCTATCGTGTGATTGTGTTCATGCACCTTGAACCATTCCGACAAATCCTCGTCTGAATTTATGAATTTTACAATTTCATCAAATACGATGTTCGCTTGGTCTTGCTTTGTTGCAGTACAGAATATTTTCCCGTACTTGTAACCGTCAAAATTCCCATAAAAACACGCTAAAATACCATTGATGAATGACTTTCCGTTCTGTCTTCCTAACTGCACATAAGATGTTCTGTATCTTCTGTAATGCTTTTCTTTCGTGCGCCACCCATTCAGCGACCCCAAAATAAAGCACTGGAACGGATATGCCGTCACATTTTCCTCGTCCTCGCCCTCTGCAATCGTCAATTCTTCTGCAAAGTCGATGATTTTCTCGGATTCTTCAACGTCAAAATAGTATTTATACGGTGCAAGTTTCGCTCTCTCAAGGTCATCAAGATGCCTTTGACATGCCAGTTTGACAAGTTCTCCCGCATCAATTATCCCTGCAATGACATCGAGCGCGTATTGAGTGCAACGGTCGGACGCTGTTGCTCCTGCTGCCATTTATGACCCGTACTTTGCGAACTTATTTTCCGGTTTCGTTTCTTTCGGCTTTGGAACAACAAGTCTGCATCTGCTGCTTACCGTCATTCCGAAATCCGATGCCCCCTGTCTACACTGTTTCATGCATCTGTCTTGAATAATCATGAGGCGTTCTCTCTCTCCGTTCACGACTTCCCGTGTCCCGACCTGCACACGTTCCTTTTCTCCTGTGTCCGGATTCTCTTTCGTTTCATAAACCGGAACATCTACCATCAACGGAGTTCCTCTGATTTTCTCCGTTATCTCAATGTACTGTTCTTGTGCAATCAAAAGCCTTGCTAGTGCATCGCAATCCACATTTGCAATCAACTTTATTTCGAGCAGTTCTTTCGCAAGTTTCCGGAACTTTTTCTTTTGCTCCTGTGTCAAATATGCAGGAGGCTTCACCTTGTCATTCGGTGCGACCACTTCTGCATTTTTTCTCGCCTCAATTTCTGCTTTTGTAAAGTGTTTTTTACCTTTCATGAGTACCAATTCGGTCGGTTGTCTTTGTCCTGCCATGCAGCATTGAACCCCCTTTCCGTCTAGTGTTCATGACTTTTTGTGTCAGATTGTGACACCTTTCCGGATTCCCCTGTGTTCTGAATTTCTCGTGGGGAGTTTTCTCCGAATCATTCGGGGGGTGCGACTAGAAAACGCTCTCTCAAAACTTTTTCATATCCCCCTGCCCTTTTGAAATGGTGTTCAATCAACGACCGCAACTGCGTTTGTGTCATTTTCATGCTTGCATCGCTTTTCTTATAAAGTGCTGTTATTGTGTTGTGTGTTCTTTGACTTAACGGAATCAAGTTCAATGGATTCAACCTTTGTTCCCAGTCCTCTTCAAGTTCTATGATGTGATGAATCGGGTCGCTGTCTCTCAAGGTTATCAACTCCCGTTCAACATACAGTGCATATATATCCACATACTCATACACGCTCATGATTACAGGTCTTAATGCCCGCCATTCCTTTGATATATAGAACTCTGCTGCCCGTCGGTCTCTCCTTGTGTTGTTATATATCACATGCCTTGACTGCTGCCTCTCCTCGCATTCTTTGCACATACGCATTGACTGCGGTATCAGACGACCGCATCCTTTGCACGCTTTCAATAACACACCACTCAACTCCTCTCGTCCTCTGCCTCCTGCTGCCTTTCACATCCACAAGAGGCGGGCAACATCCCATGATGTCATGTCCCTGCTGCCCGCTATATAACAGGAGGGCAAACAGGCAAGAAAAAAGCGACTGCATCTCTGCAATCGCTCGTCTCAACTGTTCACCCTAACATATTAACACGTTTAAATTCACTTGTGTTCACCCACTTTTTACCCCCTATTTCACCCTGTTTTCACCCTGTTTTGTTCAAATTGTTTCTATTTTCAGCACAAATTGATGTATTATCTAACGCTTTCGCACCGAACAATTTGATTGACAACCTTGCAATCATGGTCTTGCACCACTTCTTTGGTGAATTCTTTCCGCATCCAGTCTCTCTCACTATATCCTCGTATGTCTTTCCTTTGATATATACCGCCTCAAGTGCATCATACTTATATCCCTCTCCTGTTGCCTCCGCATCTTTCTTGAGCGATTCTAGCGCTTTCTTGATATGCTCAAACAGTATGATGGTTTCTGCCCTGCACTCTCTTACTGTCTGCAAATATGCCCGCTCTGCTGATATATTATAATTCTCTATATCCGGAATCTGTGATGTCTCTGACACTGCCTCTCTGATATATCGTTCCATTTCCCGATAATTCTCAAGATAGGTCAGTGTCTTTTCGATGACTGTCTGCTCTTTTTCCTTTTCCACTCCTTTTCCTCCTCCCACTCTTCCGTCTCATAGGTAATCCGTGCATCTTCCTCCAATTGTTTGTCGATTTCCGACAATACACTTTGTTCATCCTCCCTATTGCTCTCACGGCATCCTGCACGGCGATTCCTGCTTTTTGAAGCGCATATGTCATCGCATCTATACCGTCAATCCTTGATTTCTGCTTTGCACGTTCTTCTTTCCCCTTATCTTCCGCTTTTATCGTTGCTTTGTCTGCTGCCTCCTTGACAACTTCAAAAATCTCCTCTTTCGTCTTTCCCGTCTTCCGGAGTTTTTCTATTATCTCTCTTACTGCCTCCACAAATCCCATTTTCTCACATCCTTTCTCTTTTTCTAACTGAAAGGGAGTTCCTCTTCGATTCCATCCGGAATATTCATGAATCCGTCCCCTGCATCTGTATATCCGGAATTTCCCTCCTGCTGCTCTGATGCTTTCTTGCTTTCTGCAAATTCCTGTTCCTCAATGACAACATCTGTCGTATAAACCTTTTGACCATCTCTGTTTGTGTATGACCCCGTCTGAATTCTTCCGGTGACAGCCACTTTCATTCCCTGTCTGAAATATTTCTCTGCAAATTCTCCTGCTCGTCCAAATGCCACGCATGAAATGAAATCTGCTGACTGCTGCCCGTCTTTTGCTCCTCTCCGGTCAACTGCCAGTGTATAACGTGCCACGCACATGGATTCCTGCGAACTGTTCGCCTGTGTATATCTTACATTCGGGTCTCTTGTCAATCTCCCCATTAAAATGACCTTATTCATCTTTTTCTCTCTCCTTTTTCAACATATGCTGATTCTGTTTTTTCTGTAATTCAACGAGCATTCGTGTGAACTCCAAATCATTCCCGTTCATGCTTACCTCAAACATCTTTTCGTACTCGTCGATATTCTCCATGACAAACCTTGCCTCTGACGCTGTCAAATCCTGACTGATGAATTCTTTTTTGATTCTCTCACACATCAATTCGCATGTCAATCGTTCCTCTTCATCCTCCGGCTTTGTCTCTTCCATCATCTTCCAAAATACTTTATCTATGACATCCGAAATCCTCTGTTTCCATCCTGTTACTCTGCTTTCCAACAACAATTGAACCTCAATATCTTCAAATGACGCTCCCATTGCAATTCCCATGATTCTGATGTCCTTTTTCCCTTTTGCTGCAATCAGAATCAAATCATCGTCATACGCCTCTGTGTAATATTTCATCTTTTCATCGAAATTCTCTTTCGGATTGATGATGATTTCCGGCTTACTGCTACCCTCCGTCTGTATACTCACGCCAATATATTTTTTATTCTCCTCTTTTGCCCTTTTGAACATTTCAATCAAATTATCCTTTTTCATTAGTCCATCCCTCCGTCTTTTACTATATTGATTGCTTTTTCAATCAATACAACATCGTCCCCGTCGATATTCCCGTCTGCATTCGCTTTCAGTTCATTACAAATCTTTTTCACGTCCACTCTCTCCAATGGTTCGTCATCCTCATTCACAAGAGATGTTCCCATGATGCAGAATCCCTCCTCAAGTCCTGTGTACTCTGTTAGAATATATGTAACAAGTACCCGCACAACTCTTCCGGTGTGTTTTCCGTCCTTGAATTCCAACATCTCAAGAATATCGCCTTTCTGATAATTCCTGTCATTCTTCCAGAGTTCAAATGTCTTCTCTCCTCTTTCTACTTCTCCGAAAAATGATGCTCCCAATTTGATTCGATGCACCTTTTTCCCATCATCTTTCACCTCTGACGGGAGATGATTCATTTTGTCCTCGTCAGCCTGTTCACGGAGTTTTCTTTTTGTCTCTCTGTCAATTCTGTCCTGCTCCTCTGAATATCTCTGCTCGTCTGTCTTATATGCCTCTTTCCTGTTCCGGTACTGGTCGCACTTCGTACATGTTCCGGTCTTTACATTGCAGGTTTCATATTCCGTGCACGAATAACAAATTGACGTGATTCCCTCCGGATGTGGTGTCTGATATTCGTCACCCGCTGCCGGAACGTCATTTTCATATCCTGCCGATGCAGTTCTTTCCCAGTTCTCACCCTCCTGCTCCAAATCCGTCTCCGGAGGATTCATTCCATAGTTGACTGCTGCCTCTTCGTATGACACATATTTCTCCGCCCCGGAATCCTGTGCCTGTTCTTCCTGTTGCCCTCCGGATTTCATGTCTTTAATCTCTGTATAGGATAGCTCTCCGGTCTCCTTATATTTTTCAAGTGCCTTTTTCTGCTTTTCCTGTGTCATCCCGCTCAATTCATATGCAGCAGAGAACGTCAGCCGTTCTTTGTTCAATTCTTCTCTAAATTCTGGAATCAGATTGTTGTTGATACTTTCCACCTGTGCAATCTTCGTCTTTGACATCTTGAGTATGGATGCAATGACATCACGCAAGCGTCCGGATGTGAGGTCGTACCCTTTGATTTTCTTTCCGTCTTTTCTCATGCGCTCAAGGCAATCTTTCAATCGCTGTTCCTCTTCGATGATGTCTTTCACCGACTTCGCTCTGTATGCGTTTGCGATTATGATTTCCACTTGCTCCTCGTCTTCGTCCTGCGGTGTCGTCAATTTGCATGTGGCAATCTCAAAATCTTTATATCCCTGTCCTACAAGGTGTTTCAATGCGAGCCATCGTCTTTCCCCTGCTACAATTCTATATTCCCCCTGTTCATTCGGTTCATATACAACTTCAAGATTCTGCTTGAGACCATACATGAGGATGTCTCCTGCTAATTCCTCAATATCTTCCAACTCATAAAAATTCAATTTATTCCGGTACATCTTGAAAACAGATATGTCCTTTGTCCGGAATCTTGCTTTCGGTGATTCGTCAATCCCCGCCTTGCTGTTTTTATTTAATGCGTCCATGACGCTGAATCCTGTTGCCATCTCATTTCCTCCTATCTTGTCTCGCCTTTCAATGCTTTCGCTATCTCCGTGTACTCCCGTTCACGGTCTGCAATCTCATCTTCCAGTTTATCCATTCTTTTGAACAGTCCTGCAATAATTTTCTTTGGTACTGTCTCGCCATTTTTCAATAATATTCCGATAATCTGCGCTTTACTCATGAGCGTCAATTCTGTCAAAACCTTAATCTGTTCACTCGGTTTCTTTGCTCGTCTGTATAAGCTACATATTTCCTTTTCTGTCACGCAATCCTCACTCCTTTATTCGGTCAACTTCTGTTTCTTGGTCTCTGTACGCTCCACATTGATTTCACCTTTGCTGTTCTGTGAAATAGATGCTTTAACCCCCCCCTCGGAGATTTAAAGTGACCTTTGCCAGTCCTCCGCTGTAAATTTCCTCGACTGCTGCCCGCAGGATATTCACAATCCCCTCTCCTGCTCTTTTGTCCGGTGATGCATCCTCTCCGAACAGAACGGATACGTTTTTCATTGCTTTTTCTTTTCTCTGTCTCTCTTTCTGATATTCCACCGCATCCGGACAATTGCATGTCATTGTTGCCTGTTCCTCTGCCTGTGGCTTTGTCAACTGCTCCTCTGATTCAATCTGCACCATCTGACCGCAAAATCTGCAAGGTGCTGTGTTTATGATATTTCCCATTGTCATTCTCCTTTCTACTCAACAAATTGTTCTGCTTTGAATCTATCTCCCATATCCATAAAATATCCGTATAGGAACTCTTTTTGTTTCTTGGTCAGCCTTTTCATATTTGTCACAATATAACCACCGCATCCGGACGGATTGTGAATCAAACAATACCCTTTTACTTCCGACAAAAAGTCACGCATAAGATGGTCGATTTCATTATCTCCGTTCTTTTCTACCCATTTCCAATATTCATTCGTAAATCCTTTGTTTTCGCATATTTTCTCTGCTGATTCTTCATGCGTTCCGAATGGTGATTCTGTGAATTCTCCTGTCGGCGACAACCATCCGAATTCTTTCATTTCCTTGTCCTGCTGCCCCTCTTCTTTCTCCTGCTGCATTTGATTCGGCATGATTCCATTCTCAAAATCTGCAAGGTGTTTTCTGAACTTTTCCATATTTATTTCTTTTTCTATGATTTTTTCATAGTTCAGCGGTTCGCCCTCTTCCCTGTTCTTCAGAAACAACATCCTGCACAGTCCCCATTCCATTTCAGAGAATCCCAACTCATAACACTCCATCACATAATACAAGCCGATTCTCAATTCCGGATTCCTCTGAACCTCTATCTCGTCTATAAAGTTCTTACTCCCCAGTGCATCCCATACGATGTGGAAATAATATGCAAAACCTTTTTCAAATGATTCACACTTTCCCGAACTGTCTAGTGTTATGCAAGTGTTGCACGTCCCTCCGGTTTCGTAATGCTTGCATGAGTTATTGTTGCATGTGATTTTTCTTTTTCCCACGCTTATCCCTCCATCTCCTCAATCAGTTCATCCACTACGCACCTATAGTCCTTTGACACAATTCCGTTCTTTGAAAACTTCGGGAGTGGAATCATTTTCATGGTCGCCTTTTCTGCCACAATGGAACGTCTAATCGGTGTTGCAAATGCATCCCATCCATACTCCTCATGTAACCACTGGTCAAAATCAAGTGATGTCTTATTTCTCTGTCTCATTGTCATCAATACTTTAATTCTCAATTTTGGATTCAGTTCTTTCAAATCCTCAATCTGCTCCTGCAAATTTCCGACTGCCTCGACCTCATATCCGCCGACTTTCACAGGTGCGATGACAATGTCTGCTGCCAGTAATATGTTTATGACTACCATGTCAAGCAGACGACCGCAATCACAAATACAATAATCATATGCGTCCGCAGCCTCTTTCAGTGCGTCCCGCAGCCTTGTTACTTGGTTTTCCTCCTGTTTCAATAACAAATTCATGTCCGTCTGCATCAAATACCCATTCGCCGGAATGATGTCAATGTTCTCATACTCTGTCGGCTGAATCAGTTCCGCCGTCCGGTATCTCCCACCGACGCATTGATGATGTTCAAGCATCTCACTCATTCCGATTCCCTCCGGTTCATATCTTCCGAATGTCTTTGATGTGTCTCCCTGCGGGTCTCCATCAATCACAAGTACCCTCTTTCCTTTCTCCTGTCCTAACATGTAGGCAATGGAATCCGATGTCATTGTCTTTCCGATTCCTCCCTTTGGTGACATTACTGCAATAACTTTCATGTTCTTTCCTCCTGTTTCAATCCATGTATTCCGATGCTATATCGAGCGCAACTGCTGCCACACTCAAAATCAATGCTATAACCGCAACTATTACCACGATAACCGCTGCATTCCCCAAAACAATCAGCACTTTCATCATCTCCTAAATATAAATCGTGTAATACAGTTTCATCTCCAAATCGCTGAAACTGAAATCCGGTGTCTGCTCCGGCTCAAGTGGTTTCATCAGATTCAATTCTTTCCATCTCTTGTGACGTATCTCCGGATATGCCCGAAACAATGTAATCTCTTTATTTTTGATTCTGTCATAGATTTCCGTGTTACTTGTGAGTGATGCTAAAAATCCGACAAACACATCCTTTTCCTGCTGCACAACTCTCACCCTGTCCGAACTCAATATCGTTTTTATGAAATCGTCAACCGTCATTTCTTTTCACCCGTCTTGACCTCTCCATCTTTCAAGATGCAATTATTCGGAATTGTCATCACTGTTCCCTGCTGCCGTTCTCCGCATAGCATCTCCATGAAACTAAATGCCTTTAATTCCAAATATTCTCTAATGACCTTGACCGCCTCCTCTGCGGAATAGCATGTCACAACAAAATGCCCTGCTGCTGCCATGTCCTTGAGAAATTCTTTTTGTGATACCTCATGTCTGTTGTTCCCGAATTTCATCTCGATGTACAATCCGCAATAAATCCCTTTCGGATATGGGAGGCACAAATCGGAAATACCTGCTTTTACACCCATCTGCTTGAACTTCACCGCCTCAAGCCGATTCCTGCTGCCCCCGTTTGGGATATGATGCAGCCACTTCAATTCCGGATATTGTCTCATGTTCCACTGCGCCCATTGAATCACATTAATTTGTTCCGTGTCCTCTGACCTCTTTGCATACTTCATGTTCATTTTCTCTGTTCTCCTTTTGTCAATTCTTCCTCGATTTCCTGTTCCCTCTGTAAAATCTCTTGATTGTAGGTATATGTGTACACGCCTTTGCTCCACATCTTTTCCTGCGCTCCTTTTTCTCCGTAGTTATACGCAGTCAACGCATCCTGTTTATTTCCATATTTCTCAATCAGTTTCGCTATGTAATCAATGCCAACTTTCACATTGTTGTATGGATTTAAAACATCGGTGCAATTGAGCCTTTCCATCCTGTCCTCGTGCCATTTCTCATATATCTGCATATATCCGAAACTGCATCCGCCATCACCGCTTTTGTTGTACTGATACCCCGATTCCCGCTCAATCATCGCTATAATGAGCGGATAACTCACGCCGTACTGTTCGCACAGGCATTTTGTGTATATCTGCATCTTTTCCGGAAAATAACCGCCGTTCTCTGCATACTCCTCCGGTATCTCATAAAACACAAAATCCTCAACATCTTCGATTCCCCAGTCCGCAGATATGGAATCAAATATCGGGTCAACAGGGTCTTTCGTGCGTGCTGAAATTCTCTCCCGTTCTGCTGCCTCCTGCTCCTCTTTCCATGCTTTTGTCTTTTCAAGCATCGCATTTTGTCCGGACGATTCTCTTCTCCTGTCGATTTCTTCCATCCTCGCATCGAACTCCGCTGACTGCTTTTCAAATTTTTCCATCTTCCTCTCGGTTATTGCCCCAATGAGCAGACACACCGCCATCATTGCAGCACATATTGTCATGACTACCATGAACGCCCTTTCTCTTCTTTTCTGCCGTCTTTTCAACATTTGCCGTCTCGTCATCTCTTCTTATCCTCCTTTTTCTCATTCTTGCGTGTATATAAAACATGCAATTGAAATTGTTGTAATAAACCTTTGCCTCTGTGAAATCCATATCCGGATACCACATTTTCAATATCTCCGGAATGGAATCCCTGTTTTTCGCCATCTTATCAACGAATGAACTTATTTTCTTATAGCTGCCTCCTGCTGCCGGACGCTTAGAATGAACAACCTTGATTCTTGGGTCTCTCAATCCTTGTGAACTATTCCATCTTTTCTCTGACGGAATCCGGTTCTTTTCCTCAACGATATAGTTCGCCATTCCGGATAGACCGTTTTCATCTTTCTGTAATCTTCGGATTTCATTCCTGCTTGACTGTTTCCAACATGATTCAACCGTTTCCATATCCAACGCCCCATCCATGACAATATGATGATGCCATCTGATTTCTGCATTCGGATTGTATGCGGTCACATAAACATATTTTGCATTCGGGAGACCTCGCTTTTTTCTCTGATAGTTAATTCGTCTGATGTACTTTTGCATATTCTTGATAGCAGCATCCACATCGCCATCCGGAGGCAGATGTTCGCCGTCATATGTGAGTGTCATCCAAATATCTTTATCCGTGAAATTTTCATTGATTAGCCTCTCAACATATTTCCTTGCATTTTTGTCATTGAGTTTCCTCTGTGCCTTATCATTATCTTTCTTGATTGCCCTCCCATCCGGAGGAACTTCATCCATGCTCCTAAACTGCGGATATATCTCAATCTCAAACTGGTCTCCTGCTGTTATCTCTTTGAGGGCATACACCACTTTCTTTCTGTGCTTGAACATCTCCTCGACAAATAACTCATTCAGTTTATCAATCTGACTTTGATATGCTGTCTCATAGTCATACGGGATGAACTGCATCCCCCTCTTTCTCTTGCTCCCCCTCTTCCCTTTTATCATCTGACACATTCCTCCTTTTGTGTTTTCGTAGACTTGTTACTATCTATTACAAGGTCGCTCAAGCCTCCCGAAATCCTTTATTTTACAGTCTTTTTGCTGTTTTTTCTGTTGTTTTTCTGTGTCAGATTTGCTATACTGTCTTTAGGTAGTCAGTCACAAATGACACTGTGATTGAACCGGACATCCGCTGCAACGGATGTCCTTTTTCTTTGTTCTCATGCTCCTGCAAACTTTCATTTATGCTGTTTTATTCTCTTTCTGCTGCTTTTCCCATTTCTGGCGTTCCTCATGTTTTCCTACTAAATACCCTGCAACATAGGACTTATCAGTTTCATCCATCTCTGCGAACTGTTCCGCCACATTCTCAATCAACTTGTTTCTTTCTTCTTTTGACATCTTTCTCACACTCCTTTTTTCTCTCTGATTCTCTCAATCTCTTTTTCTATGTTCTTTCCCGAATAATCTGCAAGCAACTTTTCTGAAATATGGTACGTCCAAATTGATGACATCCTGATTGCCGTACCTATCGGGAGTTTTCCTTGCTGCATCGCAACTCTCACGAATTGAGGCGACACATTGAGGATTTCTGCTGCCTCTGTTGGTAGAATTCGCCCTACATCCATACTCTTTTCCTCCTGTTTCCGACCTGCCTTGTCAATGCGTGAGCGGTCATCCCACGCAGACGGGCGACTGTTGCCCGTTTCGGCTTATATATCAAACGTCCATTCCTCTATTTTTTCTCTTCCTGTCAATTCAATTTCTCCATCATGCATATACGCCTTACATCTGAAAAAAGCCTCACTGTGGTCGTTGGATTCATGTATCTTTTTATTTTCCACGTTTACCTCTATGACACACATTTTTTTCAATCCCCGTATCAAAAGGAACTTGCACGCATCTTCCGGTCGCTTGCATAAATACACCACGCCACCGCATGACGTTTTTATCACTCCATCCTGTGCGATTCGCTCCATATTCTCATTTGTTGTTGCATGATATGCTTTCATCTCTTTCCCCGCTTTCTCCTGTCCGGCTTATCCGATTCGTACCACGCCCACGCAACGACCGCACTCGCTCCGACGATTGCGCCCGCTGCAAACGAAATCCCTGCTGTCAAAATATATGAAATCACTCTTTTTCCTCCTTTGGTGGCTCTCTTGGTCGATTCATGACCTCGCCCCTCTTCCGGCTATATTTACCGTGTTGTGACTTTTCCCATTAAAAAATCACGAAAACCTGTTGAACATCTGCGAACTTTCTAGCAGTTTCGCCCGCTGCCATGTTTCCCACGGTATTCCGACGTTGTCTTTCGGCTTGCCATCGTCAGAGCGTCGGTCGCCATCCGGACGCTGACGGGGCGACTGCTGCCCCGTTTCGGCTTTAATAATTCAGTTCAATCGGTCTTTTCTTCTCGTCGATACAATCCTCATAATCGAAATCAAACCATGTGTTCAAATTCAAATCGTGTCCGGCTTTTGCTAACTGCTCAAAATCCTTATCCTCAAGTGGCTTGATGATGTATTTTCCTGTTTTGATGTCAATGTCTAACAATTCAACATATTCAATGTGGTAATAACACCCGTTCGGTGTCTTTCTGTAACCACTCCGGTCTCTCACAGCCATTCTCTTGATGTCTTTTTTCTTTTCCGGCTGCGGAATACTCTTGAGCATTGTTCTGATGCTTTTTACAAATTCCACTTTTTCAAGATTGCTACTCATGTATAGTGTCTCAATTGCTTTGTACTGTTCATCTGTTACATTCCTACCTGCAAGTGATTCAAATTCATATTTCATCATGGTTTTGTACCTCCTATTCGTTTCGTTTGAATACATTATAGTTTAGTTAGAATACCTTGTCAACTATTTTTTGTTTCGTTTGAATACTTTTTGATTGATTTTTTTATTTAGTAGTGTTATGCTTAGAGAAAATAAGGAGGTGAAACATATGTCGCAAGGCGAAAGAATTAGAAATTTGAGAAAATCTCTCAACTTAACAATGGAAAAGTTCGGTGAACGTCTCGGTGTTTCAAAAGCATCCATCTCTAATATTGAGAACGGAAACCGCAACCTCACAGAACAAATGACAAAATCCATCTGTCGGGAATTCGGCGTTGATTATATATGGTTGACTACTGGTGATGGTGAAATGTTCGTCGATAATGACGATGAATTGTTTGAGAAGATTGACCGCATCCTTGCGGATGAATCTGATTTCCGGAGAGACCTTTTCAAATCTCTTGTCAATGCAAGTGATGATGATATTCTCGCATTGAAACGACTGATTGAATCCGTCTCTATATCAAAAAAAGACTGACAGCCTTTTTCAACTGCCAGTCTCATGGGTGTATAGATACAGAACGAACTTGTATATTCTCTTTAGAGTTTTTTCGTTTCGTATCTTTCCGACTAATTCAATTATAGTCTCTTTGTAATGCAAGGGAACACCACCCCTTTCCGATGTACATAATAGCACATTTTTCCATGATTGTGGAAAAATCGCCCCTCATTTCCATAATTGTGGAAATATGTATCGGGATGCACAACACAACATCATGAAATGCTATAATAATATTATTTGTACTCGGATTCAAACAGGTCGTTGATTTTCACGTTCATTGCAATTGCTATCATTTCAAGCTGAAACAATGTCGGTGACACCTTACCGTTTTCGATGTTGTTGAGTGTTGATTTTCCGATACCGGATTTCTTCGCCAACTCCATCAATGTGAACCCCTTTGAGGTTCTCATTTCCCACAAACGAATCTGCATCCTGTTCACCTCCTTTCAATAGGAAGTTTACAAGGTGCATAATTCGGATAAAAAAATATACATGGAGGTTTTAGATGTCAAAATGTGTGAGATGCGGTCGTCATGGTCTTTTTCTTTTTGTAAATATTCATACTGGACTTTGTTCCGAATGTCAGAAAAAAATGCAAGAAGAACTTATGGTGATTCCGCAGAAAGCTCCAACTGAACGCAGCATCGAAATTCCGACTGTTTATATTGGTAACTTTATGAAAAGTAAATTGACAGAAAAATATGAAGATATAGAATTGAGAAAACCTGATTCACTTCCAGATTTTTCAAAAATTGATTGTTGCGACAATGTTTATTTTGCTGTCGAAAACGGTGTTGTTGTAGCAAAACGTCTCAATGAAATTCTTGGATTCGTGACTGATGTTCATCTCGTTTCGGAAATAACCGCCTCGCTCGAGCGAAAACGCCCTATATTTTCACAAATTCTAGGGTATGATGATGAGACCGGAGAAATCCACATTGTCATTGCTTTTTATAGAATAGTCAATTTCGATTATGGTCAATATGAGGAAGAAAGAGATAACAGTCTCGAATACGAAACAGTCGGCTATTATTAGTCAAGAAAAAAGACGACCCACGCTGCAACGTGAATCGTCTTTACAAAACATTTATCTCATGCTCCTGCAAAAAGCACTCGATAGATAGTTCCTGCAAAACCATTCTATCATAAAACCGTGCTTTTTGCATCGGTTTTATTTTTATACTCTTTTTTAGGATGGTGATGTTATGAAACTACCAAATGGATTCGGAACGGTTTACAAATTATCGGGAAATCGTCGAAATCCTTATGTTGCCAAAAAGACAAAAGGATGGGAAATTGACCCGAATACTGGTAAATCAAAACAATTATATACGGTTGTCGGATATTATCCGACCCGCAAAGAGGCATTGACTGCACTTGCTGAATTCAATGCAAATCCTTATGATGTGAACGCTGCAAAAATCACTTTTGAGGATGTATATGAACGATGGTCTGATGAACATTTTCCGACTGTCAGCGATTCCAATGTGAAAGGTTATCGTGCAGCATGGGCGTTATGCAGTAAAATCGCACGGATGCGGTTTGCTGATGTGAAACTTGACCACCTGCAAATGGTCGTCGATGAATCCGGCAAGAATTATCCTACACTCCGGAAACTAAAGATATTATTTAGTATGATGTATAAATACGCTGTGATTCATGAAATCGTTCCAAAAGAACGAAACCTCGTTGAATATCTTGACATCAAAAAAGCAGGAAACCCGAACGCATACAATCGTGAGCCTTTTTCAAAAGCAGAGGTCAAAAAGATATGGAATGTTAAAGATTCAAATATTTATTACACGGTTATCCTCATGCTGATATATACTGGATGCAGAATCGGGGAACTCCTCGACCTCAAAAAAGATGATGTGAACCTTGATGAAAGATATTTCAAAATAATCGCCTCGAAAACTGCTGCCGGAATCCGCACCGCTCCAATTGCAGAAAAGGTTTATCCGTTCTTTGAATACTGGTACAACCTCAATGATTGTGAATATCTTCTCTCAACTCCGGACGGTGAGCATTTCAAGTATAGAAATTATTATGATTCATACTGGATGCCACTCATTGAAACTCTTGGAATGAAACACCGCCCGCATGATACCCGTCACACATGCATTTCTATGCTGACGGTTGCCGGAGTTTCCGACAAAGTCATCAAGAAAATTGTCGGGCATAAAGGACAAGGCGTGACAGAGGTTGTATATACTCACTTTGAAATTGAGGAACTGATTGACGCAATCAATAAAATATAGAGGTGTGTCATGAATCGAACTGAATACAAAAATAATTTTGGTCGTGAACATTATGAGCGAATCAGTCTCGTTGTTCCCAAAGGAATGAAAGGCATCATCAAATCTCTTGCCTCCGATAAAGGAATGTCAGTCAATGCATACATTCAAGACCTCGTCAGAAAAGACCAATGCGGACTATTCGACACAATGCAGATTGCAGAAAAGAACAGGGAGATGATTTCCGGAATCTCCGGAAATATGCATGATGGATATGACATCATATTCAAAGACGGTCATTCATGCCATTGCAGGACGAAAAAAGATGTCCGGTCGTCTATCATTGCATATTGTAGTGAAAAAGATGATTGATTCATCCTTTTTCTTTTGAAAACTCTGTCTTACACAAGACTTTCAATGTCTTACACAAGACACCTGTTTTCCTGTTAGTTACCTGTTAGTTATTTGTTTGTTACCGTTGAAATTTTGTATATTTTGAGGGTGTCCGATAGGATATATAGATATTAAGAAAACCCCGAAAACACAATGTTTTCGGGGTTTGTTGCTCTCTTCTGATGTTCGCTCGAA